CCAGTAGCCCCTTGGTTTCCTGGGTTGCCCGCAGTCCCGCCAGTCCCGCCTACACCATTTGTGCCAGAAGCTCCTTGATTTCCTGGATTGCCTGGTGGTCCGCCTGCACCGCCCGTGCCATTGTTTCCTGGCGTTCCTGGGTTGCCTGCCGCACCCTGACTGCCTTCACCCCCAATGCTACCTGGACTACCATCAGCGCCGTTTAAGCCCTTGCCCCGTACAGTGACAACAGAAATACCTGGTGGCACATTGAATGTGCCACTTGATGTAAATGTTTGCTGACCCCCAGGAAACAGCGGGTCTGCTCGCAGTGAGACCCCAAGTAACGGCATTACGAAACCTTCAAAGCTAGTGTTGCGAAATTATCTGGTAAATCTTTGACATCTGTAACGTACTGACGATGTGCGTATCTGTCAGAACCATCGTCCGCTTCCCACATCACCCTGTCATAAATAAGAACAGGAGTGTTAGCAAAAGTAATGTTATTGCCTTCTTCATCTTCAAACCATGTTGATAGTGCGGCCAACGTCTCGGTCGGGTCTTGATAGTCAAGGTTTGTGTATGCAATCCCCTTGCTATCAAGCCACTGCCTTATTGTTGCGCAAGCGGCCTGACCTGGTTTCGCGTACAGATTTATCTCGTCATAGCGAACAGTCATGTTAAGCCTCATAAAAAGATAGTGATACGTATATCGTAGTCGAGCCTTTGACCAAGAGCGCCGTATATATGGTCTCTTTGTTTGCGGCAGTTTGAACCGCAGGCTGTGTACTCGAACTGTTATACTTGATAGTGAAGCCTGTTGGGGCAACAAGGTTAAATGCCCTGCCACCTGTGCCGTCCTGCTTTACAAAGATAGTTACTGTGCGCGCCGTACCTGCTGGCAGTTCGTCTGTATCAGGAAGCGTAACATTAGTATTGCCCGTCAGAGTGTAGCTAACATTGTTAGTTGCGTCTGGAATAGTCACATCACCAGAGACGTTTGTGTTAGACGCCATAACCTCTTGAAAGTTTTCTAGCGTTACGTCTGTTGCCTTGTTGTTGTCGAAATCTACATCACCCGTCATTGACCCACCAGACAGGGGTAGTTTGGCGGCAATCGCATTGTTTGTGGTTGTAGCAAAATTACTGTCGTCATTAAGAGCGGCGGCCAACTCATTCAGAGTGTCAAGCGCCGCAGGCGCACTAGAAACAAGGTTAGAGACTTCTGTATCTACGTAACCCTTGGTGGCGGCATGGCCTGTAGCTGTCGGAGTTGCGACTGTAATATTGTTGGTTGTGGTTGCCCCTACATCAGTAAGGGCTTGCAAAGTAAAATTTGTCGGTGTGTACGCAGAGCCGACAAACATCGGGACTTGGTTTGCTGACGGCGAGGTCGCCGCTACGTTTGCCAAGTCTTGCAGAGTTATGCTGGCAAAAGCCGCAGACGTGACCCAAGCGCTACCATTGTACACCTTGAGTTGGTCATTTGTTGTGTCATACCAGAGGTCGCCCTCTCCAATATTGCCGCCTGTAGGAGCATTTGCGCTAATAAAGTAAGTGTTAGCAAAACTATTAACGTCTGCAATGTTAGTGTTGACGTTGTTAATTGCTGTAAGCGCGCCGTTTACAGCATTGATGGCTGATAACGCACCAGCAACAGCAGTGACGTTACTGTCAATATTGGCAACAGACGTGACATTTGCGTCTACAGCCGCAACCTTATTGACGTTCGTAGCGTTTGCATTGACCGCGTTTATTGCAGTAAGAGCGCCAGCTACGTTATTTACATTTGTTATGGAGCCTGCAACCGAGCCAATCGTGTCTGAACCTGCTAAGTCTGTGGCGACAACGCCTATGTCTGTGGCATCTGCGGCAACAGCGGTAACACTGGCTGAAATACCTGCAACTGCGTTTACATTGGTGATGTTTGCTGAAACTGTGCCAATGTCTGTCGCATCACCAGCTACCGCATTTACATTGGCAATGTCCCCAGCCACAGCGTTTACGTTAGCAATATCTCCGCCCACGCTGTTAACATTGGCAATCGCGCCAGCAACAGCATTGATGTTTGCTATACCACCAGCGACTGTCGTAACAGGGGCATTGGTAGCGTAATACTTGGCTGAGAAATCACCTGAATTACCCACAGACCCAGACGTCTTGGTTGCCCAGTCCTTTGCTGAACCACTGGTAGTGTCCACGCCTGTACCGCCAATAGCCCAAGCCTTGGCTGAGTATTCACTGCCTGTAATCGCACCGTCTACTTTGTTGGCGTAATCAGCAACTAAAGAGCCATTGATAATTTTTTGGAATTTCGACAGGTCTGGCGTCGCACTGCTCGATGTGTGCGCCACAGTACAAACAAAGGTGTCCTGGTTCTGGGTTACAATATCCAGAACCTTGTAAGCTGTGGATGTAGCGTATGCGCCACGTCCATTAAATATCTCTACACCTGTTTCTACAAACGCGTTGCCTGCGCCAACACGGACTTCTAGTTTGTTGTTGTCAGCGGCATCTACTTGGAATGTAAAAATAGTGGGGTCAAACAGACCATCACTGCTTTTAAAGATGTCGCCTAGTAATGCACTGAGTTGGCGACCGCCTATTTCAGCGTTTTCCATGTAGGTATCAAGGATATGCTCTCCAGTATTTACCGATACAAACCTTAGTTGTTCACCTGTGGGACGTGTAATACCCATTATAGCCTCCCTTTAAGGTTAGCCACTTCTATTTCTAGCTGGCGAACCCTTGCCTGTAATTGTGCTATGACCTGAGCGTTAGTTGAACCCCACTCGTGTTGATTAAAATTTGTTTGCTCAAAGACGGCTTTTACGTACTCCGCAGTTTTGACAGGTACGTCTACTTCCAGCGCCTTGGCTTTGTCGTTAATAATTTCGGTTGTCATTTATCCTGCCTCTCTCATAGGAACCAAGTTCCCTTTAGAAACTTCGTTTTGGATTTGCTCGTTGGGCTGGACAGACGCACCGCGCATTTTTTCCATCATGGCCAACTGTTGGCTAGGGGTTGCGCCCTGCTGACGCTCTTCCTCAGAAATGCGGAACTGGTCTAAGTCAGAAATACCTAAAGCACGTATTGCCTCTTCTGCAATCTTGCCCATCTTGTATTCCATGTTCAGCCCAGTCTGAGACATAATCTGCAACATGTTCATCCACGTCTCAGCATTACGAGTTGGCTCTACGGGTAGCGTGCCGTCAATCACCAGATAATCTACCTTGCCTTGCAGGTCGCTCTGATTAAAGTCGATGTATCCATCGTTAACCATATCCGCCAACTGACTGGGCATTTTGTCTGGGTCAATCTTAATTGAGCCGTCAATCTCTACAGCGTCTTGGATGTTGGACACCATCATACGCACCATTGGACGTATTGTGGTCGCAGAGATTACACGACTAAGAACCCCTAGACGTTGTGAGCCAAGCTGTGTGAGACGTTGTATTTCTGTTGCCGTTCGTACGTCTGGCGTCGGCATACCCTGCTGTGCGTCTGACGCGCTTGAGACGCGTTGTTTTAGCTCAGACATAGCAGTGATGTCATTCCAGTGGCCGCGGGTTACGTCTGGAACCTGAGCAATGAAGACACCATCCCCAGGTTTAGACCCAGGCATTGTTCTGACAACGCCCCAAGGATTGCGGTCAATGAGGTCTGGAACCATAACCTGCGTCGGGTCTACAAAGATTAGATTGTTCAGCGCGGCCTGCACATTGTCGATACGGCTACGGAGCAACCAAGTTGCAATGTCGTGCATGGGTAGCATCAAGTCGTACAAGGACTGGCCCCAAGTTTTGTGGCTGTCATTGTAAAGGCCACCTACCACCACAGGGAACTGACGACCGTACGGGTTTAGTTGCATGCGTATACATACGTTTTCATCGAGGATAGTTAAAACCATCCACACTTGGTCAATGCTTGGTATGCCAATCTCGTGTCCAGAAAACCTTACCCAGCACTCATCAATTACGCGAGCATCACCGAGAGTAAAATAAGCGTGGTCCATTCGCTCGCGTTGATTTGGTGAGGCGGGGTCAATGTTAAGACCTCTGCCCTCTTCTCTGTGCCACCTGTGGGCTTGCCAAGAATTACGAGGCGGCGCAATCCTGTGACGAAGTGACGGATGCTTCTCCAACTTTGGATACAGTTTACTGCTGGACAAGGTGTTGTATGATACGTAGTCAGTAAACACTACATATTGCCAATTCTCCCAGTCACCCCATTGGACGCGTGGGTCAGGAAAAACACGGCGCGGGTCAAAGTTAATTATTCGATTTTGATTTAGACCCGAATCCCAAACAATCTTCGTTGGTGCAAAACCATAACGTATAGAGTCAAGAAGCATCTGCGCAACTTTGGCCTCACCCGCAGTCCTGCGCATCTGGCTGTGTAACACACGCTCCAAGATGCTAGACACTTTACGGCTTGAGCGGTTTAGACCTTCAAGCTGAAACATTGGATTCCGACCGCCTAGTGCCGCCATAAGATAAGTAAGGACTGTGTCTGCTACAGCGCGGGTGTCAGCAACGACAGCTTTCTCACGGAACTGAGTTGCGTCTGGCGGAACATATACATCATGCGCCCTGTCTGCCTCCATCCAGTGGTCGTATCTTTTTTTAATTTTATTGTACGACATGTCTGAGCAAGACTTGACGTAGTCCACAATACGACGCTCCTCATCTTCCGAGAGGTCGTCAGATATATCTTCATAAGCTGTCAACTTTCTTGCAAGACGTGACAAATCAACGATTTGTCCGTCGGTCGGTGAAAAAGCATAATCAGCGTTGTATAAGTTTTTATCAGCCATGTTGAACACTTTGCCTCAAAAGTTAGATTTGGTCGTCCCGACGCTTACATTTCACCCCATCCCTTAAAGATAGAGTTGCCTAATTTAGACGACAGGCTGTCCTTTGCCCTAGTCACATCCTGAAGTAAGGAGTTGCCCATGTTAAGGGAACCAAAAACTGTTTCAGGGGTGACAGCCTGCCTACTTAGAATATCGACTGCCATGGACATTGCGTCCACCTGGTCATCGTGTCGGCCGCTTGGAAAAGAAACACACTCGTCTACGAATGTGTCTAGCCAGTCCGCAGTCTGCGGCAGGTAAACCCTGCCGCCTTGTATCATAGGTGTAATGCTATTTACGCGAGATACTTTATCAGACTGCACTTTGTAAGGAACTACAGCCATACCTGATTCACGCCGCAAGTCTTGTAT